ACAATACCAAAATCTATAACTAAACCATCAATGTTTGAGAGTTATTCAGATTATCCTGATAGTGTTAAAAACAACGCTAAAGCGGTATTAAAATATGCTGAAGAGAATGGATGGGGTTCTTGTGGTACAGAGGTAGGAAAACAACGTGCTAATCAATTGGCTAAAGGTGAACCTATTTCAGAAGATACAATCCGCAGAATGTACTCTTATCTATCAAGACACGCAGTTGATTTAGATAGTTCAAAAGGATATGGTGATGGCTGTGGTAAATTGATGTATGATGCTTGGGGTGGTAAATCTGCTCTAAGTTGGTCAGAAGCCAAAATCAAATCTATTGATAAAAACAATATGTCAAAACAAAGATTTGCTACAGATGATGAAAAGCGTATTGTGATAGGGCCAGCAATGATACCAGATTTAAAAATATTCCGTAAAGATGCCAAGGGTAATCCATACTATGTTTATTTCAGTTCTGATACCATCAAAATGATTGCTGAGAAGTATATGCGTAACAAGTACATTGATAACAACGATGAGAACCATAATGGTAAAGCGGTGTCAGATGTATATGTGGTTGAGAGTTGGATTAAGGAAGATGTTCAGGATAAATCCAGCAAGTATGGTTATTCGGATCTACCTGTCGGAACTTGGTTTGTATCAATGAAGGTTAGAAATGATGAGGTATGGAAGAAGGTTAAAGAAGGTTATTTAAACGGCTTTAGCGTGTCTGGTTACTTTGAAGAGGTGGCATCATTCTGCATGGAAGAGATGTTCCTTAAACAAGTAGTGAAGATATTAAATAACGTAAATGATTAATTTTTTTGGAATATATATAAAAATCCATATTTAATAATAGAACGAATAATAATAAAACAAATAAAATAGATTATGTCAAATTCAAAAACCGCAATCGCTGAGATTAAAAAATTAATGAAGCAGTTTGGTTTCTTATCTGATGATGCTACTTTAAAATCTTTCAAATTGGAAGATAATACAATTCTACAAACAGCAGATTTAAAGGTTGGAGAGAAAATCTCTAAGATTAATGATGCGTTTCAACAAGTTGCATTAGAAGATGGTAAGTTCAGATTGGTTGAAAACTTTGAAATAGAGGTTGTAAACGGAGAAATTAAATCTGTAAAAGAGATTTTTGTTGACGCAAAATTGGCTGATGGTACTGTAATAAAGGTTGAAGGTGACGGTCTTATGGAAGGTGCTAAAGTTGTAGTAGTAACTGAAGATGCAGAAATTCCTGCACCAGATGGAGTACACGAACTAGAGGACGGAAGTAAGGTTGAAACCAAAGATGGTGTTATTGTTAAGGTTGAAGAAGCATTAGAAGAAGAACTTCCAAAAGAAGGTCCAGATGCTATGCCTCCAGCAATTGATGAACCAGCAACTGAAGGACCAAAAGTAGAAGTTGAGATGCTTGAGATGTTAAAAGATTTTGTAAAGAAAATGTCTGAGAAGATGGGTTCTTTAGAAAATAAAATAAAAGACGTTGAAGCACAATTCAATTCATTTAAAAAAGAACCAGGAGCAAAACCAATTGCTAATGGAAAAACTGAAAAGTTTAATAATGTTTCAAATGAAGATTTAGAGGATAAAATCTCTATGATTATGTCATTAAGAAGCACAAACAAATAATTAAAAAAAATAAAAAAATTAAAATTATGAAAATTTTATCAAGAGAACAATTCGCATATGACGTAGCAACTATCGGTGGATACGTTGACCAAGTTGGTGGTGAATTACTTTCAAAAGCACTTATCGGTGCAACAACTCCTAAGTACGTTAACGTACGTTTAGGTATTAAAGGAACACAAGCGTTGAACCTATTAAACTCAACTCCTTATTTCCAATCAGGTACTTGCGGATGGACATCATCTGGTACTACTGAGTTTACTCAAACTAACATCACAACTTGTGCTGAGAAATATAACGAAGCATTATGTTACAAAGATTTGTATGATACATACCAATCAATGTTGATGGCTCCAGGTCAAACACAAGAGACCGTACCGTTTGAGGTTCAAATATCAGAATTAAAAGTAAAACAAATTCAACAAAGAATTGAACAAAAATTATGGCAAGCGGCTCCAGCATCAGGCGACTGTTTCTCTGGTTTCACTTACTTAATTGCATCAGGTCAAACTGGTGTTGCTGTATCTGCTTCAGGTACAACTTTCTCTCCTTCTGCTGCTTACGGTACAAACGGTAACCCAATCACTGAGGTAGATAAATTAATTAACGCATTATCTGATGATGCAATGTCTCGTGAAGATTTGGTGTGTTTTATGTCATACCAATCGTTCCGACTCTATGTTCAGGCCTTAACACGTGCTAACTTCTTCGCTAACTACATTGGTGCAACTGATGTAACTGGTATGATGGAAGCAACTCATCCAAACACAAACGTAAAGGTTATCCCTACGATTGGTTTGAATGGTTCTAACCAAGTAACAATCGGACCAGCGGAGTACATGGTAGTAGGTTTTGACCTTTTATCAGATCACGAAAAATTGGTTGTATGGTACTCAAAAGATTTTGATGAGTTGAGATTACGTGCAAACTATAACTACGGTGTAACAATCGCTAAGTTTGGTTCAACTGCATACTTTGCAACAAATGGTTTAAGTTAATCTAAATCAAAAATATAAAAACCTGAGAGGTGAAAGGCCTCTCATTTTTTAAAAAAAATAAACTAAAAAATTAATATACAATAATATGAGTTGTTTTATCTCTTCAGGAGTTCAATTATCTTGTTCCGATGGAATTGGGGGAATTAAAAAGATATACGTTGTTGGTGGCGGTGGTGAAGTTACTGGTTATACATACTCAGTAGATGGGTCTATTACAGGCGCAACTTCAACTAGTGGAACTACTTTGTACGGATTTGAATTAAAACGTAATACAAGTTCACTTTCTCAAAATGTTCAAAAGTCATTTGAGAACGGAACTATATTTTTTGAACAAGTTCTTACTGCTATCTTATTCAAATATGACCAAGACAAAAGAAACCAATTGAAAATCTTATCTCAAAACGACCAAATACAAATCGTTGCTATTGACCAAAATGATGTACAATATCTTTTAGGTCAAGTTAATGGATTGTATTTGAGTGGTGGTAGCGCTGCTACAGGTACTGCATTCGGTGATCGCAATGGCTATGAACTTATCTTCACAGGGGCCGAACAAGAACCAGCAAGAGTTATTGATGGTACTTTAGCATCAGTATTTGCAGGAGCTTCAATTTCAGGTTAAATTAGTAGGTCGTTGTGACTGAATATCTATATCTAAATCCAATAAAGAGGGACAGTAATGTCCCTTTTTTGCGTTATTAAAAATCAATTTCATTTTTTTTATATTTAATAATATAGAGAACACATTATGTTATACTTACAAAAAGGACAACAAAACGAATTGGTGATGAATATCAACAATAACTCAACAACTACCTTTACTGGTTATACTTTGACATTTACACATATTATGTCAAGTGAGGTTAAGAGTTATACAGTTAGTACTTCTGACCCTTTAGAATATGCTCAAAATATTCGTTATTGTGAGATAATATTAAATCTTCAAGACCCAGGTCAGGATTTAAATTATGAGGGTGAATACAATCTAAACATTTATGGTAATGGAACAGAACTAGTTTTTACAGGTATAGCAATACTTCAAGGAACAGAAGAAGAACCATTCTTTACCACATACGTTTCACCAAACGAGAATAATGAGAATTATATATACATACAAGATTAGTTATGAGTGAAATAAAGAAAGCAGAATTTCAAAAAATTAAGTTTCAAACCGCATCGGTTCCAGTATATTCAGAAGTGCTACAACGTAGTCCTTGGGTATTTTATGGCGAAAATAACTTACTACCAAATTACTTTATACAATTATATGACAACTGTGCAATACATAAAGCTGTTGTTACATCTAAAGTAAATCAGATTATGGGTGATGGATTGGTGTCATTAAACAACCCAATGGCTACCGTTAATTTGATTAATACTCGTGAGAATGTTACAGAGGTAATGAAGAAAGCGGTATTGGACTTTATGTTATTTGGTGGGTTTGCGTTAAACGTTGTTTGGACCAAGGATAAAAAACAAGTCGCTGAAATATACCATCTTGATTTTAGTAGAATTAGAAGTGGTAAATTAAGCGATGATGATGTAATAGAACATTATTATTACTGTCCAGATTGGAAACAAATTAGAAAGTTTCCACCAGAAGAATATCCAGCATTCAATCAAGAAAAGGGTGGGTCTCAGATTTATTACTTTAAATGTTATCAACCAAATTTAACATACTATCCAATCCCTGACTGGTCTGCTGGTCAAAGAGCAATTGAGATAGATATTGAAGCAAAGAATTTCCATATGAATAACCTACGTAAAGGTATGGTTCCTTCATTATGGATCAATTATAATAACGGTATTCCAGGTGAAGAAGAACAAAGAATATTGGTTCGTGCTTTAGAAGAGCAATACGGTGGAACAGACAACGCAGGACAAGCCATTATCTCATTCAATGAGAGCAAAGAATTATCACCTGAGATTACACAAATCCCACGTAATGATAATGACAATTACTATCAATCTTTAAACGATGACATTACACGTTCAATACTATCCGCACATAGAGTTTCTAGTGCTGAGTTATTTGGCATTGCTACCGCTGGTAAATTGGGTGGAGGCAATGAGATTGTGGAGCATTCTGAATACTTCCGCAAGATGGTTATTCAACCGTATCAGAATGAAATTCTCCCAGCATTTAGCAAATTGGTTTCATTAAAATTTGATAAGCCAACAACATTTGAAGTTAAACCTTTATCATTATTCTTAACAGGTGATGTTAAAGAGAACCCAGTTGTTGATGACAAACCTGTTACACCAGTTCAAGTTGGTGAGCCAGAAGGAGAACAACAATTAATCAATGAGAATATCAAGAAATTATCTGGAAGAGAATACCAGGGTTTATTGAGAATTGTAAGAGAATATAATAAAGAAAAAATAAACCGTATGCAGGCAGCACAAATGTTAATGGCTGGTTATGGATTAACAGAAGAGCAATGCAATGCTTGGTTGGGAGAAGAAGAATTAAACTATAATTAACGATGGGTGTTTTATTAATATCAGAAACAAAACTTAAAGCATTTACCAACATCAATAAGAATGTTGATATGGATGTATTAAAAGCGGAAATTCAAATTGCACAGGATATAGATTTACAAACTATATTAGGTACAAGGTTCTATAACCATTTGTTATCACAAGTGTCTGCAACTGGTAATACATTCAATGCCGATGAAACCACATTGGTGAATGATTACATCGCACCATTTATGATACAGACAGCATACTTCAATGCTATCCCACACATTCATTATAGAACGATGAACCGCGGTATTGTGGAAGGAACAATGGAGAATGCTACATCAGTCGATCTGGCCACAATGCAGTATTTGCGTACAATCCAGAAACAACGTGCTGACTTTTATATGACACGTCTTCAAGATTATCTATTGATTGGTAGAGGTCAAAACAAGTTCCCAGAGTACACATCACAATCTACTACTGACGGTATGATACCAGATCGTAGCCAGAAGTATAATAATGGTATATTCCTTGCTCACACAACCAGAAAAGGTTATGCGAAAAGACAAGTTACTGATAATGGTATTCCAATGTATTCAGAGTTGGAACACGAAAATCCGCCGTGTGCCGATTGTTACTAGTGCCAAACTCGGAAGTAAAACAATGCCAAACTAAGAAATTATGAATACAGAATTAATATTAATTGCTTCTAACATTATTACAGGTATAGCCGCATGGGCTGTTGGTAAAAGAAGAAGCAATGCTGAAACGGATAACCAAGTATTAAGAAACCTAGAACTATCAATTGGTCTATATAAGAATATTATTGACGACCTTAAAATAGAAATACACGAATTGAATATTAAAGTGGAGGAGTTACAAAAACGTGTTGAGCAACTAATGAATGAGAATAGAAAATTAAAAAAACATAACAACTTATGAAATTAGAGCAAATTATCAAATTGAAGTTGAATAACTTTGAAGTTATTTATCCCAAGAAGAAACTAGATATAGAACCAAATCCTTGTTGGGCTGGTTATGAACCAATCGGGTTAAAAGATGATGGTTCACCAAACTGTGTTCCAATCAAAGAAGAACAAGCAAAAGTAAAAGAAGGGTTCCCTGTTCCATCACCAGAAAGTGATGAGGATGAGAGCAAGTTCATAAGTCGCTGTATTGGCGATTTAACGGCTGAATACGGCACGGAACAAGCATCAGCTATATGTTATGCTCAATGGGAAAAGAAGTAAACTAAAAACGGCTAGAAATGACTAATAAAAAAGGGTCATCTAATACTCACTGGTCTTCACTTCAGTTTTCTTAGACAACCCTTATTAGTTAGGAAGTTATGAGCAAACCTAATCTTGGGGTTTAAAATCTTTAAAACTAGTCATTACATCTGATAAACTTAAAGACCAATTTCTTGTATTATGTCTATCAAAAGCAGTGAAGATATATTCAAATAAGGATTTGCATCTCATTTTATCAACTTTATAATCTTCATTTACTTCTTGATAATTTTGAACATAAAAATCACAAATATCATTAAATAAATCAATTTCAACTTGATTTGGATTTTGTTCTTTTTGTTTAAATGCAGATAAACTTAATAAAACATAAACTTCAAAAGGACAATTAGATAAACTTTTATTTGTTTTTTTTGTCATTTGATATTCTTTTTTAAGATGAACTTTCATATCGTTAAACCATTTGATGGTGTGTTCAGTACAAGCCATTTTGGTTTCTGCTACTTTCATAAGTTCTCCCATTGTTGTGTAATTTTTCATAACTATTTGGTTTTTAATGTGATTGTATAGTCAAGACCTAATTCGTTTAGGTTGTCTACAACGTAATTTAAGTTACCGATAAGTTGATTTCTCGGTTGTAACAGAATGCATTCAATTAAATTACGTAAAGAAGCATCAATAGGGTTTTCTTTAATTGAAGGTTTTGAATTTCGTAATTGTTTTAACGCCCTTGCTAACATTTGTTGAGGTGTTTCAGGTTTTGCAATCTTTTGTGTTAAATAATTTTTCATAACTTTTTATGTTCAGATATATCCTGTCCCCGACTTTAATGAGACACAAAGATAGGCATATTCTTTATATTACAAAAAAAATATTAAAAAAATTATAACTGATTGGTTATCAATAAAAAACCCACCAAATTGGTGAGTTCTTTTTTCCTATAAAAATGAAATGAAAAAGAGGGTGGTTATATCAATCATAACCAAAGGGGTAGGTTTAAATTAAATTTACATAGTAGAGAACCACCCTCCTACTATAAATATATAAAAGTTATAAAAAAAACAAAGGGTCCCTCACACCAATGGGACCCAATGTATTCTTAAACAAAAATATGAGATATAATAAATCAGCATTGAGACATTTCTGCGAACAGAAATAAATCAATAACCTCCGAACATTCCAATATGCACTCGTATCTGTAACCAAACACGACATCCGTAACGGTGCATAACATCAAAGATAAACCATCAGAGTCCATTCTGCAACAGTCATCAATTTTGTATTTTCTACCCTTATTTAAAGTAACAGGGATAATTTCATCTTTATCGTTCATTGAATTGATAGTAACATCATTCAACATATTAATTCTTCTTGTTCTGTAATTAACAAGATTTCCGTAAGTTGTTTGTTTTGCTTCCATTTTATTTACTTTTTTTTTTGTTCTTTAATCCAAGTATCCAACGCAGATACTCTTGTGTTTAATTCTTTTGTCCAACCGTGTATTACGTAATCTTCTAACACCGATGATACACCAATAATTTCTTTTAGACCAAATTGAACTTCCTGTGTCTTAAGAAATTCTAATGCTCTGTCTAGTTGAGATTGAGATACAATCTGCTCTTGGGTTGTCTTTGTTTTTACTGCTTCCATTTGAGTAATTTTTATATTGTTAATCTAGTATCTTCCGCTTCTTTGTGTCTATCTTCCCAATTCTTACCACGAAGTTCTGGATTTAATTCTTGAACTTTACGTCTTGCTCTACCAATTACTTCAGCATTGGATAGTTTTCCTTCTTTATATAAAGTAAAGAACAATGAAACTGGCGTGTTATTTGGTTCAAGATTAACTTTCTTCATTTCAAAATACCACATCTTGGTTACTAATAATTTATCATCATCCCTAAGGTTGGGATACCTTGTTAAAAGTATCTCAACCTTCTCTGATAAAGATACAACTTTTTCTGTTATTTTCATGATTTTTAAGTTTAAAATGTTATACCCACTTCATTAAGAATTGGATGAGTTGCTTTTATGTTTTTGAAATAATTTTTATTTTCATTAACTAATTCTACTTGTGTTCTAGTAAAATAACCATCAATTATTGCTATTACACTAGTTTTAACATTACTTGGAATTTTACAATCTTCCTCAACTCTGTTTTTAATTTGTTTTATATTCCAATCTTCTTTTTTATCAATAACTTCATCCTCAACTTCATCCTCTTCTTTTACTTCTTCTTTGGGGCTATCTATAGAGTATTGATAGGGTATTGATAGGATATAAGTATTATTAACTAATTGAACTATACCCAATTCAAGTAATTTTTTAATAGCAGATTGGACTGCTTTATTATTACTTTGAAGAAAATCGGGACCATATTGGAAGTAACAAAATTTATTAATAATACAAGTATCAACTGAAATTTTAGTTAATCTACCTTGGAAAGTAATAAATAATTCCTCAACCGTTATGTTCGTAGAACAAAAGTAATTAATATTTTTAATATTAATTTTAAGAACACCAGCGTTATCGCAGTGGTCCAACAGGTAAATCCAAATTACCTTTTCATCATTTGTTAGGTTAGTAAAAAACGGGTCTTCCCATTTTTCACTATCAGTAAATCGTTTAGCCATATCTAAATAGTTTTAAACAAAAAAGGGTCATCCAACTAATCACTGCACTTCACTTCAGTTTTCGTTAGACAACCCTTAAAATCTTTAATGTCGGTAAATTGTGAAGTGCGACGTATAATGTTAAATATACATAAAAAATCGTAAATTCCATAATCTGATCAATATTTTATTTTTTACTGCCTAAAAACTTGATATTGACCTGGACATTTCATATATTTAAGTATAGTTAGTTTAATATATTAACTACTTATAAGGTCCGTAGGTTTGCTTCCATCATCCTGCGGACTTTTTGTTTTTTTTCAAGTATTTATATTATAACATATGGATTTTAAAACTTGTCCCGATTGTGAATTATTACTTGATATAGAAAACTTCTATACCTACACTAGAACTAATGGTGGTGGTCGTTGGTATTCAAGAAGATGTAAACCTTGTGATATTATACATAACCAAGAGAGAAGAAAAAAAGAGAGAGACGAAAATGGTGGTTCATCTCGTGTTCCATTTCAACCAAATGAATATACCGATGAAGCACAGAAGATACAAACGTTTGATACGTTAAAAGCATTCGGGTGGAAATTCAATAAGGAAAAAGGTATATGGTATGATGACAAAATCAAAGATAAGAATGGTAATTGGTTAATCAAGTTCAGGGTATTCATTAATCGAAACAAGAAGAATGCACAACTAAAAGATTTAATCAAACCTGAGGATTTGCTTGTATTACCAGATGCAATGAAATTAAAACCTGATACCAACGAGTTTGAGGCGATATACGAATACTTTATCAACAAATTAAAACCAAAGGAGATTGAACTTAAGTATGGTGTAAGCAAATTCAGAATGGATTACCTACAGACCAAAGCATTAAAAGTTATTGGATCTAAGTATGAACCAAAAAACGTGGCTAGAAAAAGATTTATACCGTTGGATAAGTTACCATATTTCTCATTTACAAAACAAAGTTCTATTCCCCAAGATGATATTGATGATATAGTTAAGATGTATTATTATGATTGCATAGCCGCAAATGAAATAATTAAATACTATCCACAATATAACCCTGGTACAATTAAAACAATTATAACTAAGACATTAAAAAATCTTAAGAATGAAAGATAAACATATCAAAGTAGGAGAAATTGAAATACCCAAGGATTATTGGCAATTGAATTTAGACAAAAGGAAAGAACTATGTGAAACATTAGTAGATACACTACTATTGGTGTTAGATAAGCAGATAAGACCAGACATGAATAGATTAAGAGTTTTAGATTTATTATTAATCAGTTCAATCATAACCAATGAAAAAGATGAGAATTATGAGATATGTCAGGTCTTACAGGATTTAAGATTATTAATTAATGAATAAAAAAATAGAATGTTATATAACGAGGAACTACTATGAATTGTTTAATATAGCCAAGAAAATCACTAAGAACCATAATCTCACCCAAGACCTACTACACGAAGTTATAATCCAACTATATGATAAGGATAAGATAATCCTTACCAACTATGATGATAATAGTATAAAATATTACATCGTTGCCATAATGAGAATTAATTGGCACTCCAACACATCCCCATTCTATTATAAAGTACGCAGAGAGTTTAAAATGTATTCTGATTTAACAGAGGTATTATCAATGACTGACGACCAAGAAAACTTTGAAAAGCAGATTATATTTGATATATTAGAACAAGAATGGTGTGAGTTAGATTGGTTCAGAAAATCCTTATTTGAGATGTATATGACATTAGGTAGTATGAAAAAGGTTTCAAAAAAAACGACTATCCCAATTTCATCTATATCCAATTACTTAAAGGAAAGTAGAACCCTGATTAAATACAACGTATTAAAAAAACTAAACAATTAGATATGGATAGACAGATTAAGGGTTATATCAACTCAGAAGATGCAAGTGACCACTGGAGGTTCTTACCAGTAGAAAATGAAACCATCCTGGACTTAGGATGCGGAATTAATAACCAAGAACATTTACCAACCCCAATGTACTTTATTCAGAACAAAGCAAAATTGGTTGTGGGGATTGACCCAAGTGAACAATCTTACCAATGGTTTAAGACAAATTTCTGGATGAAAAACTTTATCAACGTAATGGACTATATAGACCGTATAGAGAAGTTTGAATTGTATCTAGGGTATTACAAGCCAACGGTCCTAAAGATTGACGTAGAGGGCGGAGAATTGTTTTTAAACGGTCTTGACGGTAAGTACCTAGAAGGAATTAGACATATTGGTATAGAATTTCACAATTTACCATGCTTAATATCCTGTGAGAGATTACTAAAAGATAATGGATACGAGATTGATTACTACAAGTTTCCTCACCTAGATATAGATCACCAAGGAGTTATCCACGCGTTCAAGAAGAACATAACAATCAAAACCAGAGAGAATGTCAACATCACAGAATAGAAGAATAAAACGAATGCAGGATAGAGATGCAAAGAAGTTATACGATAAGATAAGCAAACAAACCATTGAACAAATCAATAGACAATCCCCAGAAGAAAGGGAGAAGTTATTGTTATTGTATAATGAAATGCTTAGACAGAAAGAAGAAGAAAGAAACCATAATAAAGAAATATAGATATATGGGATGTAATTGCAAAAATAAAAATAAACCAACAGGAAATAGAAAGATGTATTACCCAGCAACAGAAACAGAAGAAGCAAAGATAGTTGAAGAACCAATTGAAGAAGTACCAGATACCCCTGAGAAATTCCACGCAAAAGAAATGGATGCGTATGCAAAGAAAATATCAGAGGATACAATGGACTGGTTTGATAATTTAGATACAATAAATCCCCTAGATGATGAATAACGAATTAGAACGTTTAGAACAACTTAAGAAGGAAGCAATAGAAAATCCAGGGAAGAAGCTAAAAGGATGTAAAGAATGTAAAAAGAAAAAGGAAGTAACTATAACATTACCTCAACTAATCATTGAAGAAGCATTACCAACAGAAGAAGATATTATTGAAGCATACAAATTAATGAAAGCAAATGCAAATAGTGATAAGGACCTAACCAAGATATATAAAATATTTGAATATGTTATGGGTTATAATTACAGAAAAGCGTGTGGCGGATGTGGTAATAAAGAGTTTATCAAGTTCGAATACAAAATCAAACATAACTTGGGAATTAACATATGACAGTATTATACACTTACTTTGGACAGATAGAAAGAATACCTCAAATAATTGAGCAAGATATTCCAACAATGATTGTGGATGATTGTTCAGAAATTCAATTGGGTTCATTAGATAATGTTAAAGTATTAAGAATAACTGACGATATAAAATGGAACCAACCAGGTGCTAGGAACTTAGGTTTCCAAGAATTAAATGGTTGGATTGTTTGCTTGGATATTGACCATTTGTTAACCAAAGATTTATACAACAAACTAAACTCAATGGATAAACAAATAGGAACTATCTATTATTTGGGTAGAGAAGATACCAAGAGTTATAATGTGTATATGATACACAAAGATGATTTTGAAAAGGTGGGTGGATATGATGAAGATTTTTGCGGGAACTATGGTTATGATGATATTCACTTCTTTATGAAATGTAATCAACTTCTGCACGTAGAACATCTTGATGATATTAAGGTCAAGGTATATGCGAAAGAAAGCTCTTCCAAATTAATTAGAGATACAACAATCAATTCTAAACTTATGACAAATAAAGATTTGACTGAAACTAAACGAATAAGATTTAATTGGGAATACGTCAATTAAATTACTAAAATGTAAATTTTATATTTAATAATATGGAACAAGAAAATAAAAAAGGCGGCGGTAGAAAATCTAGCATAGCAACATACGAAGAAAGAATACCAGAAGCATTCGAAATGATACTTTATGACAAACTCTCCTACACAGAATTTAGGGTCCAAGGAGCCAAACGATGGGCCATTACCGAGCGTTCGGCTGAGAGTATTTGGAAAGACGTTAAAGATAGAATTAAAGCAAGATTTGAAGAGAAGACGGAAGAGATTATCTCCGAGCAGTTATCAAGGTACTTTGACCTACTTGCTAGGGCCAGAGCTGACAACAATAAGAGGGTGGAGCGCGAAACATTAGCGGACATCAATAAACTATACGGATTGGAACAAAGAAAGATTGACATCACATCAAATGGTGAACCAATCTCAATTAACATTAATCTAACGGAACAATAATTTTTTTCCCTTTATTACACGCAAAACTTCGTTTTTGCCTTACCATATATATGAAAATAGAATTTATAATACCAACATTTGAAAGAACAAATCACTTAATAGCATTGCTTGGGTCATTGATGGCTCAAACAAATCCTAATTGGACGGCACACGTTATCGCTGATTGTCCACCTGATGAGATACAAGATGCAATGAAAACCATTGTAGAATTTTTTAATGACCCAAGAATTAAATTAACCATACTAGACAAGCGTTATAATGACTGGGGACATACTCCAAGAAATATTGGTTTAGATATGGCGACCGAAGAATGGATTGTTATGACAGGGGAAGACAACTACTATGTTCCAACATTTGTTGAAGAGTTTTTAATTGCATCAAAGAAACCAGAGACACAATTTATTTATTGTGATATGTTACATAATCTGGTTAGCAATGTATATCAACCTATTAAAACAAAATTACAATTAGGTTATATCGACATTGGATGTGCGGCATATATGAATAGATTAATTAGGGGTTTAAGATTGGACCCAACTTATCCTGAGTCAGATCACACATTCATTCAAAAATACCTTATTAGTTTAACAGAATTTTTCATGCCAATAACCAAGATTGATAAAGTATTATACGTACATAACTAATGTCATCAGTAGAGATAACCCCAACCAAGAGACAATCACAAGCGTGGAAGTACTTAACTGACGACCACACTAACATTGTGTTATTCGGTGGATCTGCTGGTGGAGGTAAGAGTTGGCTGGGATGTTTATGGATTATTAATATGTGCATTCAATATCCAGGCGTTAGATGTTTGATAGGACGTACAGTATTACAACAGTTAAAACTAACCACACTTAATACGTTATTCGGATTGCTTAATCAAATGACATTTAAAGCAGGTGACCATTATACATTCAATGGTCAATCAAACGTGGTGACATTCTATAACGGATCGGAGATTATATTAAAAGATTTAGCATATCATCCATCAGACCCAAACTTTGATAACCTAGGTTCATTGGAGATAACAGCGGCGTTTATAGATGAAGCAGCGCAGATCACATCACTAGCATTCAACATTATAAAATCACGTTTAAGATATAAACTCAATGAGTATAACTTTATTCCAAAAGTATTGATGACCTGTAACCCATCAAACAACTGGCTTAAGAAAGAGTTTTACTTACCATTTATACAGGAAACATTAGAAGATAACAAAGTATTCATACCATCATTACCACTAGATAATCCGTACCTGCCGCCATCCTACATTGAGATGCTTAAGTCATTACCACCTCAACAACGTAAAAGATTGTTGGAAGGTGACTGGGATTACCTAGATGAAGCAGATGCATTATTCTCATTTGATGATATATCCAATTCAGTATTCAAATTTGTTCCACAAGAAACAGATAAGAAGTATATGTCAGTTGACGTAGCAAGGTTTGGAGCAGATAGATCCGTAGTGATGATTTGGAGTGGCATGGTTGTCCTAGAAGTGTTTGTCTTTACCAAACTATCAACCACAGAATTATCGGCTGAAATTAAGGAGTTAATTGCGAAGTACGGAATACATCCTACGAACGTTATCGTAGATAGTGATGGGGTAGGTGGTGGAGTTGCGGATCAGATCCGTGGAACCAACTTTGTGAATAACAGTTCAGCATTACACAACCAGAACTTTAGCAACCTTAAATCGCAATGTTATGTTAAGTTGTCTGAATTATTCAAAGAGAATAAGATTAGTTTGAATATACTAAACCCATCAGTTGTTGATGACTTGACACAGGAGTTATTAGCCATTAAACTAAAAGATGTGGATAAAGATAATAAAGTGGCAGTAATGTCAAAGGATGATATGAAAAGAATACTGGGTAAATCCCCTGACTTATCAGATGCTCTAATGATGAGAATGTACTTTGAAATAAAAAATATGAAAGCGACAGGAAGATATTCCATTGCATTCATTTAAAAAATATACATATATATGCTTAGATTTAAAATTGATGGTGAACCATACATTGTTAACAACGTAATCACGATAGAACAATACGCAAAGATTTATAAGATTAAGGACTTCTTCACACAAGATTACTTTGCAGCAAAACTAATTAGCACAGTAAGTACTTGTCCATTAGAGGATTTATTAGATTGTCCATTTGAAGAGATTGTATATATATCCAATTATATAACAGATAAATTACCTAAGAATGATGACATTGTATTCAAAGATAAATTTGAATTAAACGGTGTTGAATATGGTTTCTTTCCTAACTGGAGAGACCTAACCTTTGCTGAGTTTATTGATATGGACACGTTATCAACAAAAAAGGTTGATGAATTATTGGATGTATTACATATTCTAGCAGCAATTATGTACCGACCAATCACCAACAAAATTTCCGAACATAACTTTGAGATAGAGAAATATGATTTAACAACGCTACCAAAACGAGCCGAATACTTCAAAAAGAATTTAGATGTGTCATATGTAATAGGTGCACAGTTTTTTTTTATCAAGTACGCAAAGAAATATTCAACCTATACCCCTCCATCTTTGGTGAGCAAGATGAACTTATGGACCCAGATAAAACTAATATGGATGATGTGGAGGATGATTTTCAAACTAACTTCCAAAAATCGTTCGGGTGGTTTCTTGTCGTCAACAAAATTGCTGACAACGATTTTACTAAACACGAATACATCTACCAAAAAAACATCACGGAAGTTCTAAATCAACTGTCATATCTCATATCGTGGGAACAAGAACAGATTAAAGAACAGAAGAAATTGCTAGGACAGGTATAATTTCAAGTTACATTTCGGATTATTTTATATTTAATAATAGAATGGTTAACACAAGTTCAATTAATTACAAACAGATAGTAGCGGATTTAAGTTCAATCGCTTATCACCACCAACAGATTAAATCTTTTGGGTTTGGTGACCTTGCACAATGTACAAACGATATTGTAACCAAACAGGAACCAGAATATCAAAGAATGTATGTTGTTCCTGGGGATGTAAAATTAGACGAAAATTATCTTAATTATCGCTTCTCTATCATCATAATGGATAGAGTTGATGATGACCAATCAAATCAGGCGGAAGTAATGTCTGATACATTGAGAACAATAATGGATGTTTGGACCGTTCTATTACAATCATATACCGCACAACAAGGTGACTTTAGTTGGTATTTGGTTGTAAATGAGAACCCAGATGTTATACCATTCTTAGAAAGATTTGAAACCATTCTAGGTGGGTGGACATTAAACGTATCATTTCAAGTTGCGTTTGATTATAATAGTTGTACACCACCAGTTACAGGGAACTTCCAATTCCCAGAAGACCAACAATACAACAGTTACAAATATATATTGGATGAGTTTCAAGAATTTGCAAACTTACACCAACAGGTTAATTCATATGGATTTGGAGATATAGAGCAATTAACAAACGACATAATAACAAAACAAGAGCCAGAATATCCGCGTATGTATGTTCTACCTGATATCACTTTGATACAACGTAGTCATATACATTTAGGATGGAGAGTATTCTTTGTTGATAAGTTAAACAATGACATTTCAAATTTTACAGATGTATTATCTGATCAATTAGAAATTGTTAAGGACTTTTTTGCAAAGTTATATCTATCGGATTTTGATGCAGGTGTGGAAGCAAATGTTATACCATTCTATGAGAAGACAGAAACAATCTTATCAGGATGGATAATTGAGTTTCACTTTATTCAAAAGTATGATTATGATAGATGTGTACTTCCAGTGTTACCATTTACGACAGGACTTACCTGGGCTCAAGTTTCTGAATTATGGAAAAATGTTTCCAGTGATTGGAAAAACGTATAAAACAAAAATATTAAAAATGCTATGGGTCAATTAACAAATCTCTATGTATCACAATCCTATCAGGGTCTATTAAAGATGACTGATAGTACTAATGGTTTAACTAACACACTACAAACTGTTCAAACAGGTGATGGGGATAATTCTCCATTGCAAATGAGTTTAACTCAGGTAAACATCTCTGGTTCATTAACCGTTAATGGTGCACCTATTTCAATTGATACAGGTTCATTTGCAACCACAGGTAGTAATACATTTATCGGTAATCAAACAATAACAGGTTCATTATTCTCAACAGATATTATTGGTACAGGAAGTTTATTCTTAAAACCAAATCAATCTGATGCAAGATATGTAGAAATATATAATACATCACCATTAGATACACACATCACAGCAAGTGGTGGTCAAATATTCTTAGGTGACGATGTAACATATGTCAAGGTTGACAATTACGGTTCGGTTAAACGTATTGATATCGTAGCAGACAATGGTATAAACTTTTCAGGTTCATTTAGTGTAACAGGTTCAATAGATGTAACAGGACAATATCTTGTTAATGGTGTTGCGTTTAGTGGTGGAACCAGTGGTACGTCAGGTACATCTGGTACATCAGGTACGAGTGGAGATAGTGGTTCTTCAGGGACTAGTGGAACATCTGGTAGTTCAGGAACCTCAGGGTCTAGTGGAACGTCAGGGTCTTCTGGTTCTTCAGGAACAAGTGGAACCTCAGGATCTAATGGGTCAAGTGGTACGAGTGGTCAGGCGGGTTCATCAGGAACGTCAGGTACAAGTGGAGCGACAGGAAGTTCAGGAACATCTGGTACAAGCGGGTCGGATGGCTCATCAGGTACTAGTGGTACTTCAGGAAGCAATGGTTCAAGTGGAACTTCTGGTTCTAGTGGTTCTAGTGGTACGAGTGGATTATCAAGTTCATTCTTCAACTATAAAGCAAAAGACAATATCCAAAGTGGTGACCCTGGTTCAGGACATATCATTTGGGATAACGTAGTACAATCAGGTGCAACATCAATTAATGTAAGTGAGATAGACCAATTAGGAAATAACGTGGATATATTTTTATCCAACATAACCTCAGGTTCAACTATATCTTTACAAGACCAATCAAATCATACGAATTATCAAGAGTGGACAATAGGTACAGGAGTTGATAATGGAACATATTGGACATTCCCTGTTACTTTACAAACAGCAACATTTTCGTTTCCAAATAACCATGATATGTTGTTTATTCTTATTACATCACCATCAGGTACATCTGGCACATCTGGAAGTAGCGGTACATCTGGTACAAGTGGTGATAGTGGTAGTTCAGGAACGTCAGGAACATCTGGTCAAGCAGGTTCATCAGGTACAAGTGGAACATCTGGTACTTCAGGAACAAGTGGTGTGGTAGATTATACAGGACTTATAACAACAGGTTCAATTACATCAACACAAGTAATTACAGGTAGTTTAAATTTACCTGATGTTATTATATCTGGTAGTTTAATTGGTGGTGTTGTTAATAATGGTTTAATTGATATATTCTCTGAAGCATTTAATAGTGGTTCAGTTAAAATGAATATATCAGCATCCGCACCTATATCACAATCTAACATTATATTCGGTGGATTAACAGGTCCTGCAGCGGCAGGGCAAACAGGTTCAATTGTAATATCAGGTTCAAACAATATTTTACTTGGAGGTACAAGAGCAAACACATTAGTAACAGCAGGAACATACGGATATATCGGTGGTAATAGTAATATTGGTTCAACAATACCAGTGATAGGAACGGGGTCATTATTACGACCAACCATATCCAATAATGCTTTACAGGGAGCAATATTATTACAATTTACATCAAGCTCATTAGCAGCACCAAATGTTAACAGTAACTTGATATATGGAAGTACACAAATACTTCATCAAAGTGGTAGTGTTGGTTTCAGTTTTAACTATGTTGGGGGTCAAGGTTTTACTTCAAACGCAAATACAACAACATTAGGATTAAACCCAAGTATCGTATATAATATTTTTGCAGGAGTTTCCTTTCCTCATGTTACTTTAAATCATAATAGTTCATCAATAACTTATCAAGGTAATGTTGGTGGTGGTATGACGGTTACTAATAACTATTCATCATCAGTTTCAACAGCAGTAAATAACGCAACGGTTACAGGAAATATACTTGGTGGACAATCAAATACTTTAGTGATAAGTGGTTCTAATACATCAAATAGAAGAACATTTGATAGTAACGTAGTAATAGGTAGAAGTAATATAATTAACTCTCAACAAAGTGGTTCATCAGCAGGACACTTAGTTTCAACAGCGGTATTGGGTGATAATTTAATTGTATCAGCATCACATACATCAACAACATCTGGTGGTACAGTTATAGTAGGTAGGTTCAACGCAACAGGTTCATTACAAGAAAGTTCACAAGAAGCTGTGTTTGTTGTTGGAACAGGTACAAACGCAAGTTCAAGAAGAAACGCAATACACGTTGATAGTGGAAACAATACAAGAATAACAGGTTCGGTTTTAATATCTGGCTCATTAAATGTTGATGGTTCAGTATCTGGTTCTTCTTTCACAGGTTCATTCGTTGGTGATGGTTCTGGTTTAACAAATTTACCAGCACCAGCAGGAGTTATTACAACAGGTTCCGCTGGTTCAACACAAACAATATTAGGTTCATTAAACATTAATGAAACTGGCTCAATAAATGGTTTAACAATTAAATCAGGTTCAAACCAATCAACAGCAGTTGGTAGTCAAGCATTACAAAATGTTACAGAACAAGATAACACAGCATTTGGTTTTAGAGCATTAAAATTACTTACAATTGGTAGAAGAAATACAGCAGTTGGTTCTGGTGCAGGTCAAGGATTTTTATCTGGATCTGATAATCAGTTCTGGGGTAATGATGCAGCGTATCAATTAACATCTGGTTCTAGCAATATATTCTTTGGAACATTTGCTGGTAACTCAATCGTATCTGGTTCAAGTAACTTATTCATTGGTAACTCAGCAGCAAATCAATTTGTATCTGGTAACAATGTAACTGTCATTGGTAACTCAACAAACGGTAACTACACATCAGGTTCTAACACATTAATAATTGGTACAAGCAATCACAATTTCCAAATAGCTGAATTAGGTGATGATTTATTTGCAATGGGTTTACCAAATAGTGCTCCTTTTATGACAGGAAAAGGTGCAAATCCTGTGATTAATTTTAAAAATGGTTTAGTTGTATCTGGTTCATTAACTGTAACTGGTTCAGCATCAATAACTGGATATGTTCAAGGTAATGTTAACGCATTAGCAGTATCATCCAATACAGCATCATTGAATTTAAATAACGGTAACTTCTTTGTCTTAGCACTAACAGGTTCTCAAGATATTAGAATTGAACCATCAAACATTAAAGCAGGTCAAACAATTAACGTGTTATTAAACACAACAGGATCTGGTACAGTATCATTCCCAACTTCAATTAAACAAGTTTCTGGTTCAGCATATGTTCCAACAACTGCGGTAGGTAATGATATAATAACATTGGTAAGTTTTGATACATCATCACTTTACCTAGCAAACGTAAAGAACTTAGTATAATGAATTTTGCTGCATTTGCATTTTTTAATTCAGGAGCTGTGTATGACCCAAATGCACAAGCGTTTATAACTGCGGCAGGTATTACAGATACCACGCAGAAGAACGCTGTTAATCAATTGGTTCTTGATTTAAAGAGCAATTCATTATGGTCAAAGATGTACATCATATATCCGTTTATCGGAGGTACATCAACAACAACCAAATATAATTTGGTGGACCCAACAACATATACAATTACTTGGAACGGTGGTGCAACATTTGCATCGACAGGTGTGAAAGGTAATGGTACAAATTCATATGGACAAACAGGTTTGGTAATGACCACATTCTACGGAACTGTTCCAGCGATAACCACAAGTAATAGTATGTCGGTTTATTCAAGAACATCTAATACAGGTGAGGATACTGAGTGTGGAACAAATAGTGGTGGTCAACCAGCAATTCAAGTATTATGTAAGCGTGGTAGTGGTAACTGTATTTGGGATAACTATAACTCATCAAACGGTCGTGTTAACGCAGCGGTGACAAATTCGCAGGGTCTATTTCTTACATC